GTCATCGAAGCGGCAGCCCTTACGCACTTCGCGGAGGCCAGCAAGTAGCGATCCTGCTACGATCCGCCCGTCAACGGATGGGGGAGGATCAATGGCGCGACTCAGTTTACTGAGGGGATGGTGTGGAGTAACTGTTGCTTTGTGCGTACTGCTGGCCGCGTGCCGGCCGGCTCAAGAGCAACCTGTTGCTGCCCCAGCACCAAAGAAGCCTGTAGAGGGTATCGTCGGCGTTAATCTGTTCTCTCCACTTGACTACCCCAAGTGCGGCGTCACTGCTGCCGGTGAATCTCCGGTGCCTTGTTGGCGGACTCGTTTCTCGACAAGCAGCGACGCTCCAGTTTCAGATGGTGAATACCTGCTTCAACTTGCTACTACGTCCGTGCCGGAATATACGAAGCCTGAGATAGAGGTGACGGTATGGAATGGCGTTGTGCACTCCATTTCGTTGGAAACTTCAATGGGATTGGATAGGGCTGTAGACCTGCTTTCAGACAAATACGGTCCCGCGAGCCGACGGGAGCGTGCGGACGACGGATCACTGATTGTCAGGTGGATGGATGATGAGGCGGAAGCTCTGATCTTCGCTAACTCGCCTTCTTACGGCGAACATTGGGTGCTGGTGCAATCTAGGAAGTTGACGGCACATAAGAATGCGGAGCGCAGAGCGCGCTCCGCCGATGGGTTCTGACCGGAATCTTGACGCTACGACACCACAACAGCAAAAGCCCACCGATTGGTGGGCTTTTTTGTTGCCAAAGGAATGACCATGAACGATACCGCCATCGGTACTGCGCGCATCGACGTCACCGTCGACACCTCGCAGTTCGATTCAGCAGTCACCGCCGCAAAGCGTGCTGTGTCTGACATGTCCACGTCCGCCCAGCAGCAGTACCAGCAGTTGGCCGGAGCCGAGAAGCGCAGGACGGACGCGTTTCTTCGCCAGATCGACGCTATGGGCCAGACCAAGGCGCAGCAGCTCGCCTACAACATCGCGCTGCGTACAAGCGGGGATATTCAGGATGAGCTGATTAAGAAGCTGGCAGCCCGTGAGGCAGCCACGAAGAGGGCCGGAATCAGCGAGGCGCAGTACGCTGCGGCCTTGCGAGGTACCCCCGCGCAGCTCACCGACATCTTCGTCTCCCTGCAGGGCGGGCAGCGCCCGATGACGGTCCTGCTGCAGCAGGGCGGTCAGCTGAAAGACATGTTCGGTGGCATTGTGCCCGCAGCGCAGGCATTGGCTGCGCAGCTATCTGCGATGATCAATCCCGCGACGATTGCCGTGGGCGTCCTTGCGACCCTTGCGGTAGCTTGGAAGCAGGGCGCAGACGAGCAGCAGGCATTCAATGCTGCGCTCGCTACCACCGGTGACTATGCGGGTGCGAGCGCCGGGCAGTTCCGGGGTCTTGTTGAGGAGCTGGCAAGCCTGCAGTCCGTGACGCATGGCGGAGCTGTCGAAGCCCTCACCGCCGTTGCGGCATCCGGGCGCTTCGCAAGCAACGAGTTCCTGCAGGTCGCCGAGTCGGCCGCCAGGATGAAGGCGGCTACCGGACAGAGCATCGAAGATACCATCTCCAAGTTCGAGCAGATCGCGAAGTCCCCAGTGGACGCGCTGCTGAAGCTCAATGAGACCGAGCACTTCCTTACGCGTGCGCAGCTGGCCCGGGTCGACGCTCTCATCGCGGAAGGCAACGAGACGAAGGCCGCAGCGGTAGCCACCGAAATCTACAAGCAGCACCTGGATGATGTAGCCGCCGCAGCAGAGGCGGCCCGACCACATCTCGCAAAGATGTGGAGCGATCTCAGGGAACAGACCTCCGCCGCCTGGGCGGAAGTCAAAGACTTCGCGGAGTTTCTGGCCGCTACGCAAGAGCAGTTCAAGGGGCGATCCTGGCTACAGAAGGCCGGCCCCTTAGGGGCTTTCAACTTCGCCCGGGACATGGCGCGCGCAGAGCCTGCAAGTGCTTCGCCTCTTCCGAAAGTCATCTGGGCCGGCATCGAGGGCGACGGAAGCGAGCTGGTAGGCCCAAAGGAGACCAAGGCGCGCGCGGAGAGGAAAAAGGCCCAGGAGGAATGGGACCGGTGGGTCGGCCAGAACCTGAGCAAGCGCGAGAAGCAGATCGAGGAGGAGAAGCGGATTCAGGCGGCGGGCGAGAAGCTGGGGCTTGACCAAGCGAAGATCAACGAGCAGATCGCAGCTTCCCGAAAGCGGTTCTCCGAGGCGGAGTCCAGGGGGCGAAAGGAGACCGATCCGACCGTGGCACTGGCGCAGCGGATCAAGCAGCAGATCGCATTGAACACCGAGCAGTTGCAGGCGGAGGCGAAGTTGACGACCAGCCAGCGCCTGCGCGTCCAGGTGGAACAGGAGCTGCTCAACCTCGGGGCGAAAGCCACTCCCGAGCGCAAGGAGGCGATCAACCAACTGCTCAAGCAGCTGGACGCGACTGGCCAGCTGGTGGACGCCAAGGAGAAGGAAGCGCGCGCCACGGAGCAGCTGCAGCGGCTACAGGCGCAGATTCGGGTCTCCGAGGAGAACCGGCTTCGCGCCAACACCATCGACCTGCTGACGTACGGGCGGGGCGGTGATGCCGTTGAAATGCTGCGCCGGCAGCTGGACATCCAGCGCGAGTACGAGGAGGGGCTGAAGCAGCTCCGCGACCGTGGCGTTGCAGAGGACTCGGAGTCGTGGCGCCAGCAGGAGCAGGAGCTGCGCGCCAGCCGCGAGCGCATGCTGGATGCGGAGAGGGAGTTCCAGCAGCGCCGATTGGCGCTGATGGGTGACTGGCGCGTTGGCGCCAACGCCGCCCTGGAGGACTACCTTGCTTCGGTCGCAGACGTAGCCAGTCAGTCGCGCGACATGTTCGCCTCCATGTTCGGGGGTGCAGAGGATGCCATCGTTCGGTTCACTACGACCGGCAAGGCATCTGTCTCGGATATGGTCGATTCGATCATCGCCGACCTCGCGCGCATCGCCGTGCGGCAGGGGATCACCGGCCCGCTCGCTAGTGCCTTGGCGGGATTGTTCGGTGGCACCACTGCAACGGGCAATGCGCTCGTGAGCGGCGGAACGCAGAGCATCACCGCTGGACTGATGGGGCAGCTGGTCCCCAACGCCAAGGGCGGCGCCTACAGCTCGCCGAGCCTGTCGGCCTACTCCGGCGGGGTGTACGACAGCCCCCACCTGTTCGCGTTCGCCAAGGGGGCCGGCGTGTTCGGTGAGGCCGGGCCGGAAGCGATCATGCCGCTCCGTCGCGGTCCGGACGGGCGCCTGGGTGTCTCTGCCGCAGGTGCCGGGGCGCCGCAGGTCAGGATCGAATGGACCAACAACGGCCAGGCCCAGGAGGTTGATAGCGCGAATGCCCAGATGATGCCGGATGGAACGCTGCTAATCCGGCTCGCCACAAATGGGGTCAAGTCGGCAATGGCGCGTGGCGAGTTCGATGCCGTCATGGGCCAGAACTTCGGGGTCAAACGTCAAGGTGTAGCGAGGAGATGATGAGCAATCCAGTGTGGCCTTCAAGCCTGCCGGGGCCGCTGGTGGACGCGGTCAGCTATAGCCCGCAGAGCAATGTCATCCGCTCGCAGTTCCCGGGCGGCGGCAAGGCGCGCCGTCGGTCAACTCGGGCCTATGAGGATGTCGTTTTCCAGTTGGTACTTAGCCGCGCTGGAGTGCAGGTGCTGCAGGACTTTGCCTGTATCACCTGCGCGGACATTCTTCCGTTCCTCTGGGTCGAGTTCAGAGACCCAGCCAAGGCGGCGGCGGTCTATACATTCAAGGCGCGACCGATCTTCTCGCCGCTCGGGACGGCTCGACTGTGGCGCGCTGACGTTCAGCTTGAGCTTCGCACGCCGTTCAACGGCATGTTCCCAATCACCAATGAGCTGGGCACCCAGCTTGCAACTGACACCGACGAGGGATTGACCACGTGAGCATTCTCGAACGCATCCCCGAGAGCGATCTTCCTACCGTCACCCCCGGAGTCTCCGACCAGGTCCGACTTGTCCGAGGCGGGAAATCTGTCCTTGCGCCCGTTGGGCAGCTGCCGGTGCCTACGGCCATGGCAGAGCAGATCGCACAAGTCCAAGAGGAGCAGGCCACCATCGACGCACGCGTTGCAGGTGTCGAAGTCGGCCAGGACGGTCTGCGCATCCGGGTCCAGGCCGCGGAAAATGTCGGCTCGCAGAACACCACCAAGATTGGCCAGCTTGAGGCATCCCAAGGATCGGGTATCCCGGGCTATGCGACGAAGGCCGATCTGCCAGCGACCGGAACTGCAAATGCACTGGCGATGGTGACTAATGACGCAACGGCCGCAAACAACGGAACCTATCGTTGGAGCGGATCGGCGTGGGTTCTCTCGACTGATCGCACTACCCAGATCGCGGCCGATGTTGCTGCGATAAAGGTGACGGGGGAACTGTTGCTCAACCGCGGCGCAGACTTCCCGCAGCGCTCCGCGATCTACAACGCGGTCAACTCGGCGCGTAGCCAGGTGCTGGCAGATAGCCTTCTGAGAGTCCGGGTGGTTGGTGCCCGCCGGGGGAAGTTCTATGCCATCAGGTACTTCACCAATGGCTCGACAGAGCTAGCAGGTTCGCATCCTTGGGGCTGGG